GACATTGACACTACTTCGTTTATCAGTGCTGCCACAGAATGTGACACTTTAGTAACAGTCGGTGACTTTACACAAAAAAAATATACTACTAATGGGTTAGTACAGACCAATCAAACTGCACTCAAAATAATTGAACAGCTTTTAACTTCTTGTCGTGGCAGTTTGGTTTTTACTGGTGGTAAATATAAATTAATAATTGATAGTATTGGCACAGCAGTACAAACTTTTGATGAAAGCAACATAATTGGTTCTTATGATCTAGCATTAGGTGGTAAAGATTTTAAAACCAATGAAATACAAGCAACTTTTATAAATCCAGAAAAAAATTATCAAGGTGATTTTGCCATTGTTAAAAGTTCAACATTCAAAACGCAAGACAATAACTTAACTTTAAAAAAATCTATTGAATTGCCATTCACCGACCAATTTGAACGTGCTGCCATGATTGCCACCATGAACATGAAACAATCACGACAAAGTTTAATCATTAGCTTTACAACAACTATTGTTGGCCTAAGAGCAGAAGTAAATGACATTTGTTATATCTCTTTAGCAGCGTTAGGTTTTGACAGCTTAAATAACAATGCTGGTAAAAAGTTTCGCATTATGAAACTAGAATTACAAAACGATGATGAAGTCAAAATTGTTGCAAGAGAATATGATGATGATGTCTATAATTTTGGCACGATCACTGCACAAGATACTTCACCTAATACTGCCCTACCTAATTTTTCTGATGTCGTAAAACCAGTGTTAGCAACACCTACTGAAGAATTGATATTTACTAATCCTAATTTATTTAATCGTGTGACTGTGACCTGGAGTCAAACCAACAATGCTTACATACAATCTTATGAAATAGGTGTAAACAGAATCAATAGCATACATGACACTAATCGTACTTCGTTTGATTTTACTGGCAGATCAAATTCAGAAATTTTTACTATCGATCAGTTAGAAGCTGGTCAATATTTAATTGCAGTTAGGGCAAAAAATAGACTTGGTGTTTATTCTGATTTTGCTACTACTGTTTTTGCAGTTGAAGATACTTCAAAACTACCAGCAGTAAATAATGCTGCTATCACAGCAGTTACCGAAGAATTATTTACAACTACGCAAGGTTCTGGTGTAAAAGCCAAAGCCATTTTAAATTTTGTTACTAGTAGCAATCCTACTTGGGAAGCACTTGGCGTAAATATAGAACGCTACGAAGTTGAATATAAAAAAACAACCGATACTTCTTTTGTTCGTGCTGGTTCATCGCTCGGTACTAATTTTGTGTTTTATGACATTGAACCTAGTTTGTATGAATTTAGAATTAGAGCAGTTAATACTGCTGGTGTTGCTTCGGAATATAGTTCTTACACACAAAGAATTTATGGTATTACTGCAATACCTTCTGATGTCAGTAATTTTTATCTTCGTGCTGATAGTAATACTGCAACTTTGTCTTGGACACCGACCACAGACTTAGACGTAAAAATTGGTGGTAGTTTTGAAATTAGACATAGTTCATTAACGTCTGGTGCAGTTTGGTCAAACTCAGTACAAATTGGTGAAGCAGTATCAGGAATTTCTAATTCAACGCAAGTCGATCTTCTAGTTGGTACTTATTTAATAAAAGCAGTAGATAGTTCTGGTTTTAAATCGGCAACTGCAACCAGTGTGGTTAATACTGTTACGCCAGATCAATTTCAAACTTTAGTTAAAACAACTACAACTGAAAGTCCTACTTTCAGTGGTACTAAAACCAACATGATTGTCGTTGACAACAATACTTTAAAACTTGAAGCAGATTCTTTATGGGATTCTTTAGGTGAAGTAGATACGTTAGGACTGATTGATGCAGTTGGTGGTGTTGACTTAACTGGTAGTTATCAATTTGCCAATGTGCTAGATACTGGTGCAGTTGGTACTTATCGCATAGCTACTGGCCTAACTTTTACAACTGACAGTACCACAGATTTTTTTGATGCAAGATCAGGCAACATAGATACTTGGGATTCTATCGACATTAATACTTACGATGACGTTGAACTTAGTTTGCAAATTGCTACTACTGACGATGATCCAAGTGGCAGTCCAACTTATAGTGATTACCAAGATTTTAGAATTGGTAACTATTATGGTCGTGCTTTTAAATTCAGAATGAATGTTGTCAGTGGCGATGTCACACACCAAGTTTATATTTCGGCACTATCTGCTAGTGCTAGTGCATATGGCAAAATTGATTCAGCACAAAATACAACGTCTAGTAGTGCTTTAAGTGTGTCATTTGGTGAAACTTTTGTGGCAACTCCACAAATATCTATAACTGCACACAATATGGTTTCTGGCGATTACTATACGATCTCTAGTTTGACAACAAGTGGTTTCGCAATAACATTTTTTAATAGTTCTAATAGTGCAATTGCTAGAACTTTTGATTACTTAGCTAGAGGATTTTAAAATATGGCAACCCACGATTATGATATAGCAAACCAAAGTGGTGCAAATTTTCGTTCTGATTTAAACAACTGTCTTGATGCAATTGTCAGCAACAATTCTAATTCGTCAGCACCTTCGACAACTTTTGCTTATATGTTATGGGTTGATACTGCTAACAATTTATTAAAGCTAAGAAACAGTGCTAACAATGCTTGGATAACCTTACCCTTATCTGTTACTACGTCAAACACAGTTGATATAAATGGTGGTGCTATAGATGGCACAGCTATTGGTGCTAGTTCAGCTTCAACTGGTGCTTTTACTACTTTGTCAGCTTCTAGTGCTTTGACTGCTAATGCTGGTGTAGTTGTCGATAACATTACTATTGATGGCACTGAGATAGATTTATCTAGTGGCGATCTAACTATAGATGTTGCTGGAGATATTATTCTTGATGCTGATGGTGGAGATATTACATTTAATGATGGTGGAACAACAATAGGACAAATTAGAAATTCAAGTTCAGATTTTACTTTTCAATCAAGTGTTTCAGATAAAGATATAAAGTTTGTTGGTAATGATGGTGGCTCTGATGTTACTGCCCTGACGCTCGATATGTCCGAAGCTGGTAACGCTAGTTTCAATGGCACAGTAACAGCTAATGCTGGTTTGATTGCTGACAACATAACTATAGATGGTACAGAAATAGATTTATCAAGTGGTGATTTAACCATTGATGTTGCTAATAGTATAATTCTTGATGCTGATGGTGGAGAAATATCTTTTCAAGATGCTGGTACTGAAATAGGCAAATTTTTTAATAGTTCTAGTGATTTTGCTATGGAAGCTGGTGTACAAGATAAAGATATAATATTTAAAGGCAATGATGGGGGTTCTGCTATAAATGCTCTGACCCTTGATATGTCTGCTGCTGGTGCAGCAACCTTTAATGACTCAGTTACAGCAGCTTCATTTTCTGGTGATGGCTCTAGCTTAACTAATGTATCAGCTTCTGTCAGTACAACATTTGATGCTGTTGGAACTTATTGTTTTGCTAATTCAGCAGGAAGTATAGCTGACAGAGATGGTGGTGCTACTTTAGCAGGAAGTAATTTAAGAACTGCTAATTCATATACAGATTTTTCAGGCACTGCTGGTTATTCAAATGAATCTTTATCAGGTACTTGGCGTTTAATGGGACAAACTGGTGAATATAATGGTGGTACTGTTTCTGTTTTAGTTTCTCTAATGGGCAGTCTTTGGGTAAGAATATCATAATTAAAAATAGGTAATATTTATGACACAAGTAACAATAACAGAAGTACGAAACGCACAAGCACTCAACTCAGAGAATACTATGTTTTATGTTGAAATTAATCACCCTACCTATGGTTGGATTCCTTATACATTGAATCCTAATGACACAGACATGACTATAGACAATAGCGTTTTACTTGAACTTATTGGTACAGACTATGAAGCTTATGTAGCACCTACACAAGCAGAACTTGATGCAGAACTAGCAGCAAAAATTAGACTAGAACGTGATAGCAAACTAGCACTAGAAGTTGATCCTATAGTTTCTAATTCTTTACGATGGAACGAACTATCAGAACCTAAACAAACTGAATGGTCACAGTATCGAACTGATTTGCTTAATGTACCTCAACAACCAGGATTTCCAAACACAGTTAAATTTCCTACTAAGCCAACTGAATAATTTACAGAATTGATATGTATGATTTTAAATACATAAAAAAACTAGAAAAATTAAAAAAGAACACTATGCTGAATTTATGGATATTTTAGTTAGTATAATTTTATTTGGCATTGTCTTTGCCTTAGTTTTTAAAAAATATAATCCTTATGGTTACGCAAAAATTAAAGAAAATTTGCTTAACTTTTTCAACGAATAAATTATGAAAGATCAAGAACAAATTGTAACTTTGCAAAAAGACAGTGGTGAAAAAATTGAATATCGCAAAGCCGATATGTCAGAAGAACAACAAGCATTAATGGAAGAAATTGTTTCTTATCAACAACGCTTGTTAATTTTAGAACCTTTAGCAAGAGAATTTACTGATAAAAAAGAATTAGTAAATCTTAAAACCGAAGCATTAAAAACAATGCTAGAAACTAAAAGTGCAACAAATGCCGACAGCAAAGAAAAAAACATCGAGGACAACGATTAATCAAGTCTCTAATGCCTTGTCAAACCATGAAGAAATTTGTGGTTTACGATGGGAACAATGCTATGAAAAATTTGATCGGCTTGAAGCAATGATTGTGTCAAACAATCAGCGTTTATGGTGGATAGCTGGGGTAGTTATTACTTTGTTATCTTCTTTAGTAGTTCGTTCTTTTTTTTAATGATTTTATATACTGAAGAAACTTTTGACCTAGCTTATAAAGAAAACAATAAAGAACGTCTTAGAGCTAATTTAGCCATGATAACTAGAGAGCAATTTAGACCTTTGTTTGAAGCAGAATTAACTAGAGAATTATTTGACTGATGTTTAATTTAATTAGATTGATAACAGATTTGGGTGGTTCTTATTTAGAAGGACAAGTAGAAAAGACCAAAGCTAAAGCCAAAGCCGAAGCACAAGTAATGGTGCAATCAAGCAAAAGTATAGCTGATTGGGAGACCTTACAAGCACGAAATGCTGGTCAAAGTTGGAAAGACGAATACTTAGTCATTTTATTTTCTATTCCCTTAATTTTAGCTTTTATACCTTCAACAGTACCTTTTGTTATGGAAGGTTTTGCAGCGTTAGAACAAATGCCAGATTGGTACAAATATTCGTTATCAGTAATTGTTGGTGCAAGTTTTGGCGTAAGAAGTGTCATTGGCATTATGAAAAACAAAAAACCCCATGTTTAAATTTTTAAAAGCTAACAAAAAAACAACAGCAGTTGAACCAGATTATTTAGATGCCTATATAGAAAATCAAGGCATGGTCTTTCAAGAAGATAGCGATGAAATCGGTGTCACGCCTACTTTGAAAAATAATTTTATTAAAAAGATAAAAAGCGAAGAAGGTTGTTCATTATTAGCTTACAAATGCACTGAAGGTTATATGACTATTGGTTATGGTAGAAATATAGACAGCAATGGCATCAAACAAGCCGAAGCAGATTTTATGTTAGAAAACGATATAGAAACTGTGTTTTTTGATTTAGATCGTAATATACCTATGTGGAAGTTTGAACCAATGAACATAAAAATAGTGCTATGTGATATGTGCTACAACTTAGGCATAAAAAAATTACTGGGTTTTAAATTATTATTAGAAGCTATTGATGAAGCTGATTATGAAACTGCATCTAGAGAAATTTTAGATAGCAAATACGCTAATCAAGTGCCAAACAGAGCAAAGCGAAACGCCTTGCTTTGTTTAGAAGAAGTTTAACTGCTTTTGCGAATGGCCAAAACATTTCTAGTCGTTCTAGCTGATTTTGCTTCAATAATTTTAGTTTTTTCTGGTTGAGCTTTGTAATGTGTGGTTTTCCATTGCACCACATAATCACCAATATTGCCTTGACTAGATTCTTGCATTAAAGCTTTCAACGCCCTATCGCATTCATCTTTGGTTTGTTTCAATATTTTCATGGTTTTATCGCAATGCTCTCTTGATTCAATAAGTTCCAAAGCATAGTCTGGCAAACAAATTGTTTTGCCATTATCAATTGGGTACATGTCAGCACATTCTTGATTATCAAAAGGTGGGTATAAATCACCTTCAATAATTCTGCGAGTAAAATCTTTGACATGAGGTTCTAAGACATTTTTTTCCCAATCTATGTCACGTTCATAAAAGAACAAACGTAGATCAGAACCATAAAGCACACCAATGACAGCATAATCATATTCGCAAGTAGCCATTGCAGCTTTAACTTGTGTTACGCCACGCCAAGCTGGTAAAACAGTTTCACCAAAGCCAGTAGCAATTTTTATTTCAATAATTATATTGCCATTGAGCTTGATGCCTTCACCTTCATCGTGTTCTGGCAAGTAAAAACCCTTTTCTTCGTCTTGACTAACAAAAATATCACTAGCAACACCCAAACCATCTAACGAGCCATTTAATTCTAAATGCTTATGTCTTACTGGTTCAGTAATTTCATATTGCACGTCAATTAAACCCAACCTTTTAGCTAACAGTTCCATAACTGGTTTTTCTAAATGATTGCCAACTTGCATAAAGTTATTAGTGGCAATAGAAATATCTTTGCCCTGGCTAGCAGCTATGCAATTATTTAGCACATCGTTTGGTTTGGCATATTTAGTGCCATTCATTGATGCTTCAAGTATTGAAAAAGATAAACGATCATCTGGTGTTATCTTACCAACTGCTAGATTAGACATTTTGATACTCCCCAGTTCTAAAGTAACTGTCATAGACTTCATCTTGGGATTCTCTAACAACGTAGGGTTCTTCTCGTTCTTTTACAAAAACATTAGTAAAACCTTCGGCACGATCTTCTGCACATTGGAAATCTTGTCTG